AAGTCTAAACGGTCGGGGAATAATAAAATTTCACCCTCATTATATTGTTTAAATTAAGGGGCACAGAACGAATTGTATGTAAACAATGAGAGGCTGGGATCACACTGAAACGCCGATGTACAAAGGGTTTGAGGAAGATTGAAATGGAATGCCGAATACAAAACGATTTGTTATATTATGGGACAGGAGTGTTACATTTGAATGGAATATGATGGACTTTTAAACGGTTGAATGTTACATTGGGATAAAATGAGGGCTGAATTGATGCTTTTTGAGGCGCAATTCAGCCCTTTTTCCGTGTGCGGTGGTGTGGACTACTCCTGTGTACTGCGGATGAGGTGGGACTGCCTGATAATGGCTCTCTGAGTTGTCTTGACGCCACCGTCATATAGACCGGCATGAAGTAAGGTGCTTTGTTTTATGCCTATTTGAGCCTCGTTTAGGACGGTATAGATGGCACTGATGCTACCGAAATAATAGTCTTTCTTCTCAAAAATCAAATGTACGTGAATAACCTTAGTCATATTGTTACTATTTAGAAGTTTCAAATGCAAATATATTCCAAATAATAATTATATAGAAGTATTTGGGCTAAAAATATGTACTGTTTAGAGTGTTTAAACAGCCCCTTATTTGGATGATCCGAAATTAGTGGATAGAGAAATCTTTGTTGGCGATCAATGAAGTGAGGAAGTGTTAAATGATGGATTGGGGTTACCTTTGGGGTTACTGAAATGGGGTTACTCTTTTGTCTATATTGTTTATTCTCTTGTTGAATGGGGTTACTTTTTCACCTTAAAAAAATGAGTGTTTTGGGTATGATGTTTCTTTTGAAGTAGTGTTTTATGGCGTTTTAATAAATATTTATAGGGGGATAGTATAGTCATTTTTCAATGTGTTAGGATTGTAAAGCTTATATAAGTGGTTGATTTGTAGTATCTATTAGCGGAATAAGTGGTATTTTAGCCGCATAAACGTGTGCGCGGTGCATAATATAGCAGGATAGAGCAGTAGGTAGCTCGCATGGTTCATACCCATGAGGTCACAAGTTCGAGCCTTGTTCCTGCCACAATGTTTATTGAAGGTGTTGGTAACGTTCCCGCTGATCAGTGCTCCGTCTGAGGGATAAAACGTACGGAGATTTAAGGTTATTGATTGATTGTTGATGGAAAATGCTCCCGGTGATTGTGCCGGGAGCTTAAAATTAAGAGCTATGAAGGGGATATTAGTGGTAACATTTGACTTTTTGGATGAAAACGATCATCGGATAGTGGATTACTGTGGAGGAAATACATTGACAACTGAAGTCCAAACGGACAATTTGAGTATAAATGATTATACAGATTTATCTCTTTATCTCACGGATTCATTACATCGTTACGCAATACATGAGCTATCGCGTCCTCTTTTTCCCCATCTCCCAGTACAGATAGGGATATCGGAACAACATAATAATGAGTATCATAAATATGATCTGCCATCTTCTGAACATCAGGAGAACTGCAAATAATCCGTACGTCTTCACCTATGCCGGTTGAAAAATGCTCTTTAGCGTAGCGTTCTACAAGAATATTACATCCAGGGTATCTGGAGTGAAGCCCGTCCATAGCCTGCCAAAATTCCCTATTTCTTTCATCTCCCTTTCTTCTGCTACCTTGATCTATGAATAGATCATTATAGACTATAGTTCTTTTATAAGTGGATTCTTTCATTATTATATATTTTATAGCTGTTAATTACTATTTGAATGCCACGTATTATTGTGTTGATTATAAATCAGAAATTGATTTCTTCTTTTTGTGTCATTTTTCTTTTCTGACTAATTCAATTTCATCCCTTTCAAAAAAGCCTATAGGCGCTATTCCGCCTGGAGTTTTACATTGAAATCTACCATCCTCTGTTATATCTACGACTTTTAGTTGGCGTTTACTTTTCAATTCTATTACTAAGTCTTCTATTTGTATATCCGTTTTCGTAGTAGGCTTTTGTTGCTTGGGATTTACTTTCTCTTCGATACTATATTTCTTTATCAGTTCTTTTATCTCGAAGATATTATTGGTCATTCCCCATATTTTGAAGAATAAAACAATCTGAAGAATTCCAAATACTATAATAATAATTGACACCAAAACATCCATATATATCTTATTTTTAAATGGTTATTAATCGTTATTTAAAAAACTTGCTGATTTATATTCGATTCTATTTCTTATCTTATTATTTAATACTGATAGCTTGTAATATCCGTTTCATTTGACCTTCAAGTATATCATATTTGTCTTCCAGTTGATTGACCTTGTCGTAATATGTTTCATTGAGGTTGGGCATTTTTGCACTGAAGTACCACTCTGCATGGAGAATTGAATTTATTTCTTGTTCTTCCAAATTAAAATTAGGATAGTTAACCTTATCTATATTGTCTGACATACACACAATGAAGCCGTGCTTGCTAAATCTGTTTTTAATTCGCTTGATATATGCGCGTCCATCGCGATCACTCACAACGTAAACATGCCGATCTGGCATATCTTGCCACTCTGAGCGTTCCAAGAGTCTGACAACGACATAAGAACTATCTAATAATGTAGGAGACATACTTTCTCCTTTGATATGGACACAAAAGTATCTGCGACCATCGCGTACCATAGAAGAAGGCATCTTTATAGTATCCACTGCTTCTAAATAATCAGGGTTATCATATCCGCAACATCCTGCGGCAACAGAGATGTCAACCAATGGAATAGAAACAAAATTATCATCTTGGACAAGTGTGGATATTGTAGATGTTACACCAGTGGTCGCAACTTCATAACGAAGCATAAAACCACGACCTGCAATTAACCATTCTGCAGAATATGAGGGATAATTTTCAACTATATTCTGTAACCACTTTGATTGGATGTCGGTACCATTAGCTATAGCTCTAGATAACACGCCTTTACTAGCACCAATACTACGTTCTAATGCGGCGATAGTTATCCCCTCATTTAGTGCTATTTCTTGAATTCTTGATAAAATATTGCTCATTTGGATGAAAATTATCTCATAAAACCTTGCGTGGATGAAAATTATCACTTAGCTTTGCAGCATGTTTAATAGAAACAGCCCCAAATATAGTGATAATTTTAATCTAAATAGATATATGAGAAAGAAAATTGAATTAGATGCCAAAAGCAAGGTTAAGCTTGCTAAAACATTCGGTGTGACTGTGCAGAACGTAAGCCAAGCTTTATTATTCAAACGTAATAGTGTTCAGGCTTGTAAAATTAGGGAGGCAGCATTGAAAAACGGTGCTTCATTGGTGCAGATTGTTGATGTGACTGATGAACTGAAACGACAGGTGAAGGTGCTGGATGCGAAAGGGAATGTGAAGGCGGTGATAGTGAATGATGTGGTGACTTTATAAATAAACAAGGATGGGAAAATTAGTTAAGAAATGGCTAAAACAACTTCTCGCACCGATTGTGCGAGAAGTTATTGCAGAGCGAGAAAAAGAAATTATTGATACCACTCTTCGAGTTGATTCTCGTTGACATCGTATTTCTCTTTCATAGTTTGCTTCTTTTGTTCTATGTACTTGAGGTATTTCTCAAGACTCTCTTCAGGAAGAGCTTGTTTAAGAGCTTCCAAACGGGCAAAAATAGCATTAACTTGAAGGGTTATCCCTTCTACCCTTTCTTTTTCCATGATGTGAAATTTTAATATAAGACAATGTTTTTATCAGCTACAAATGTAGCAAAACTATCCCGGTTCGGGATGAATAGGGGTAGATTTTTCAATGAAAGAATTAACAATTTAAAAAGGAAAAGTGATATGGGCAGAAAACTAACAGAAAAAGAAATGGCATTCCTCACGGAACTGGGGAAGCTGATGGAGAAGTATAACGCCATTTTGGGTGCGGAAAACGATACGGTGTGCATAGACATTGATTGGGATGAGGATACGCAGGAAACGATTGTGCTGCCTCACCAGTTCAATATGTTCTACAACTTGGACGAAGTGATTTTAAAGAACTCTTAAAACTTGACAGTATATGAAGACATTCAGAAAATTACAGAAAGCTGCCATCATCGTAGGTATGGTCTACGGGATTTGGCTAGGCGCAAACGTGGATGCGACAAGCAAGGACAGCATCAGCGGAATGGTGATTGTGGCATTGGCGGTGGTTGTGGCATTATCCATGCTGATACCGGACAAGAAAAACACGGAAGCGGTGTAGAAGAAATGGTAAGCAGGCTCGGAACTTTCTATATATTAGCTCTTGGGAAAAGGAAGTGGCTGGCTCCCCGGTTCGATGCCGGGGCCTGCACAAGTTGAATAAGTAAAGTTTCTGATTATGGAAATGTTTGGAAAGACACTGTGTGTTAGCTATAGGGAACTTGTGGAAGGTGGAATATTAAGCAAGTCCAGTTACAAGAAATATGTCTATGAAGGCAAACTTGTGGTAGCACAACGCGGAGGCCGGAATCGGGAAGCGTTGATTTATTACGAAACCATGTATGAGCCGATTCGTAAGAACTATGACGCCAAGAACCCCAAAGCTAAAGAGAAAATCAAACAACAACAACAAATCAATCCCATGGATAACCGATTAAAAAGCGACAGCAAAGCTGTTGATTTCTACAAGAAATTCACCCCGGCTATTAGTCTCGACCGCCAGGCAGAGTACGTATTGAATGCCAAGGTGCTGAATGCCATGGTGGCGTTGGAGGTGAGCATGCGCGACTCGCAAGGCAAGTGTGGTTTTCAAGACAATAAGATGATACGCGAACAGGTTATTGCCCTGTGTGAAAACCTGCGCGAGCGGTATCAGCACACACTTCCGAAAGCCCGTCTGATGGAGAAGTATGCCGCTTATAAGAAGTACGGCTATGCGGTGCTCGTCAACGGCAATGCCGGTAACCAGTCCGCCCGCAAGGTTGGACCGAAGGAAGGACGCCTGTTGCTGAAGCTGAAGCGAAGCAAGTTCCCGGTATATACAGACATGCAGATATTCGAGGAGTTCAACCGCATTGTAGAGGAGCGGAACGCACGCGCTACCCGTGAAGAAGATAAGTTGAAGCCGATCGCATCTCCCCAGACAGTCATCAACTACCTGTATAAAACGAGTATCAAACTGTGGTGGTATGGCGTCGTACATGGTGAGATTGCCTTCAAGAACGAGTTCATGCCTCAGTTCGACACCAAGCTTCCTGATATGCCGAACACGTTGTGGTATGGTGACGGTACGAAGTTGAACCTCTATTACAAGGATTACGACAAGAAACAGAAACGCATGGTGGCGCGTACCATCGACGTGTACGAGGTGATGGACGCTTGCACGGAAGTCTTCCTGGGATATTCTTTCGGTGCTGAAAATTTCCTCACCCAGTATGACGCCTACCGCATGGCACTGGAAACATGGAAGGTGAAACCTTACGAGATAGTGACCGACAACCAAGGCGGTCATAAGAAACCGGAAGCACAATACTTCTTTAAGAGAATCTGCCACCTGCACAAGACCACCATGCCGCACAACGGCCAGTCTAAAACCATTGAAAGTGCTTTCGGGCGTTTCCAGATGCAGGTGATGCACAAGCTCTATAACTACACCGGGCAGAATATCACCGCAACAAAAGAGAACAGCCACGTCAACGTGGACTTGATCATGAAGAACATCGCCCAGCTTCCCACCTTGGAAGAGATGAAAGAACAATATCTGGCATGTCGCCAAGAATGGAACGAAATGTTGCACCCCACTTCTGAAACAGGCATGACCCGTATGGAGATGTACACCACACTCAGCAGTCCGAATGCCGAACCGTTGGACGACTTCGGGGTGCAGGAACTCTTCATGCTCCTGAGCAAAGACAGTGTAAAGTATAACAAGCACGGCTTCATCTTCGAGCGCAACAAGCAGGAATACCGCTACATGGTATACGGTGAAGACGGGTTGGTAGACATGGACTTCCACATGCGGAACATCGGCAACAGTTTCCGTTACCGTTACGATCCCAAAGATATGACTGCCGTGGAACTGTGGGAAGTAGGTGCCAAAGGTGCGTTGAAATATGCCGCCACCGCCACGCCGAAGGTTGTCATCCATCGTGCCACGGCAGACCGGACGGAAGAAGAAAGCAGCAGGCTTTTCGCCCAGATACACGCCAACAAGCGTGCCCTCGTCGGACATTACATCGCCTGTGAAGAACTTCTACTCGAAGAGTGCATGAGCGAAGCTTATACGAAACTTGTGATGCCTATTCCGGTAGGTGAATCCCAGAAGAGCATGGATCGCCAGCGTGAAGAATATGCCAATGAAGAACTGACCGCCCCGGTGCAGTATCCCGAAGGTGTGGGACCGGGAACCTACAGGGACGAACCGGAAGAAGAGCCTGCCGGGCTTGCTTCTGTAGGTGAGTATACCAAACAGACTTCCGGCATGACCGATGTGGAGATGTACCAATCCTTCTTCGGCACCAATTAATCAGTATTCAATAATCAATTAAATACCCTTCAAAAACAATGAAAGAACTAAGTAAACAAGACAAGGATGCCATTCGGGATGCCCTGATGGAGTATTGCAGCAACTATCCCTCGCAGAACCGCGCCAGCGAAAGCCTGAACGGTGTCAGTGCTGCCACGGTATCGCAGATATGTAACTCCAAGTACACCAGTATCAGCGATGATATGTTCAGCCGCATAGCCGCACAGATAGGGTACAGCCTTGAACGCTGGACGTTGACGGACAGCGATGCTTTTAAGCGGATCACCTTCGCCATAACAGATGCGCAGGCATACAAGAATACTACCTGGATAGTGGGTGATGCAGGTTGTGGTAAGACCACAGCCGCCATCGAATACCGCCGCACGCATCGGAACGTATTCTATATCCTTTGCTCGGAGGATATGAAGAAGAGTGACTTCGTGCGCGAAATCGCCAAGCAGGTGGGCGCTCCTGTGGACGGGACGAACCTGCGGGATATTCTGGAATATGCCATTTCCATGATTGCCTTTCTAAATAATCCGCTCATCATCTTCGATGAGGGTGACAAGCTGACGGACAGCGTGTTCAGCTACTTCATCAGCATTTACAATCGACTGGAGAATAAGGCGGGTATCGTGTTTCTTTCTACGGACTACATTAAACGCCGTGTGGAGAATGGCTTGCGCTACAACAAGAAAGGCTATAAGGAGATTAACAGCCGTATCGGTCGCAAGTTCTTCGACGTGAATGTAGCTACCGAACAGGATGTATATGCCATCTGCCAGGCGAATGGGCTGACTGACCTTGCTGAGATAAAGCGTGTTCAGCGTGAGGCCGCTCAGGGTGAATATGACCTTCGCCGTGTGAAGCGCGTGGTGCATGCCTGTAAGCGTATCCAAGAAGCCCAGCGTATGAAAGGAGAACAGGCATGAGCGAGACAGTGAATGATGCAAAGACTTTCCAGCGCAACGCTAAAGGGGTGCGGGAACTGTTGAGCATGAAGTTCGAGACGCTGGCTTTCGAAGGTGCCTGGCAGGATGCTTTCGGCACACCGGAACGCCGGGGTGTGTGGATGGTATGGGGTAACACAGGGAATGGGAAAACCTCTTTCGTGATGCAACTTTGCAAGGAGTTGTGCCGTTTCGGGCGCGTGGCCTATGACAGTTTGGAAGAAGGTGCCTGCCTGACGATGCAGAACACGTTGAAGCGTTTCAACATGCAGGAAGTGAACCGCCGTTTCCTGTTGCTGGATGCGGAACCACTGGACCAGTTAAGCCTGCGCTTGAAGCGCCAGAAAGCTCCCGATTTCGTGGTGATAGACAGCTTCCAGTACACGCAGATGACATACGCCCAGTATATCAAGTTTAAGGAGAAGCACCGTAACAAGCTGCTCATCTTCATCAGCCATGCCAGCGGTAAGAATCCGGATGGGCGTAGTGCGAAGAAAGTAGCGTTTGATGCTTCGCTGAAGATATACGTTGAGGGGTATCGGGCGTTTTCCAAGGGACGGTTTATCGGACCGAAGGGATACTATGATATCTGGCCGGAAGAGGCGGCGAAATTCCGTGGAGAGGAGTATAGTGATTAACGTTTAGTGATAAGTGATTTAGCGATGAAGACAATCAAGGACAAATTCATTACGCCGGGGCAGATGAAAGCCTTGCATGCTACTTTCAATAGACTTCGGATGGATGTTGATGCACGCCATGATTGCATCTATTCTTTCACTGGTGGGCGGACACAGAGCAGTAAGGATTTGACGCTACGGGAAGCACAGCAGTTGTTGGAGAAGCTGAACCCGATGGATGACAAAGCCAGGGAGATACAACGCAGGGAAGCGCAAATGGTGTTCCGTGATATCTACCGCCTCTCATTCCTGATACCTCAGTTGAATCAAGGCTTCACCAGTGACAATGAAGAGGAATATCGGATGAATGTGGCGAAACTCAACGTCTGGGCACGCAAGTACACCAAAGCCCGCAAGGACGTGACGCGGATGGCGCTCTGGGAGCTACAGGAAACGAAGAAGCAACTGGAAGCATTTATGAGACGTGAAGAACGAAAAACTAAAAAATAAGAAAAGTATGAGAAAGCAAAAAGAAATCAAGCAGGCAATAGCGGTTCTTCTTAAAAAAGGCGACCCTATCAGTCTTATCGAAGCGCAGACATTAGTCGAGCGTCTGACAGAACGACAAGTGTTCCAGAAGTATGTGGCTGAAAAATCAAATGACGAACGTGACGAAAGTGTCTTTTTTGCCGCCCGTGACGCTGCGCGCTATGCCGCCGGACATTTGGAGTTGCAGGAATTGATGCAGGGCGTAGAGTGCTGCCCTGCTGAAGAATTGCAAAAGGAAGAGGTGGTACAAAAAACTCCCGTAGTTTCCGGCGAAGAGATGATACAAGTGTCTTTGAAAAACTTTCAGGATATAATGGGTACGCTCAAATTGCTGGAAAAACAAGTTTGTGCACTATGTGGGATGAGTAGTGATTTATCACCTGCCACGGTAGCGAATGATCTCATGGAGTTGAAGGATGTATTGGAATACATTGGTTGTGGCTCTACTACACTTCGCCGTTGGGTAAAGAAAGCGGTATTATCCACTCCTTATCGCAGAGGTTCATGTACTTATTTTAGCAAGCAGGAACTGGATAATAATCCTGCAGTCCAACGGTATATAAGCAATAACCAACTCAAGGAGGTTATACCATGACGAAAGTATATGCCAATACCAGTGGCGAACGCCGCCAGGAACTGGGGAAGCAACTCGAAGCCATTGCCGACCGTATTTGCGACTTTCAGGAACGTTTGGAGGCAGGCATCAATACACTGTCGGCTTCGAAATATTGCCAGCTTTTGGCTGAATACTATTCAGAATGTAAACGCTACAACCTGATAGACCGGGAACTGGAGATATTGGAAGAACCGAAGAAGGCGAAAAAGTACAAGGAGATGCAGCAGCGCCAGAACAGGGAAAACAGAGAGAAGATTAATTATTAACCAATAAATTAAAAGGAATTATGGCAAGAACCAAGAAAACAGTAGTCAGCGGCATCAACCGCGAACAGGCAGAACAGGCATTCGCAGACTTTGCGGCAGCCGATGCTAAAGTACAGAACCTCACGTCCAAGATGGACATCGAGATGACCCGCATCCGTGAAGAGTATGCCGACCAGTTGGCGGAACAGAACGCCCGGAAAGAGGCGGCCTTCGAGATTGTGCAGGCGTATGCGGTGGAGAACAAGGACGAGCTATTCTCCAAGAAAAAAAGCGTGGAGAGCGCCCACGGCGTGTTCGGTTTCCGCACCGGCACACCGAAGCTGAAGAACCTGAAGGGCTTCACCTGGGCGGCGGTGACGAACCTCTGTAAAGAACTTCTCCCTTCGTACATCCGTACGACGGAAGAACTGGACAAGCAGGGACTGCTGGCCGATCGTGACAATGAAGACGTTGCAGGCATGTTCCCGAAGATCGGCGTGCAAGTGGTGCAGGAAGAGTCCTTCTTCGTGGAACCTAAAAAGGAAAGCGATGCAGTTGTGCAGTGACATGAAAGAGATACACCGCTGGTATCAATACCGCCCGCGCGGGCGATGCTGGGCGGTGTATCTCGAAATCACCTACCGCCAGGGAGACAGTTTTCCCCCGAAGATATCGACACACGGGACAAAGGTCGGAGACTATCTGACCAAGGAAGAGGCGCGGCGGGAGACGTACAGGCTGAATGGTTGGACCTATAAAGAAAGGAAGGTATGAGCGAGAAATGGAACGGGGTGCTGATTTCAGCACCCATCTTCGGAGCCGGGCGGGAGAAACCCCAGGAATTTCCTGGTTATAGTTGCGGCTATTGCCAAGGGAACGGGTATGTGCTCGACCCGGACATCATCACCGAGCGGGTAAAGAAACCGTGTCCCTCGTGTGGCGGAACGGGACAGGTGAAGGCGGTGGTGAATGTGGAATGGGTGCCTGACGGCGAAGTGAAACCTTATTTCAAAGAATGACAGTATGCAGCGCATCCCAGTGAAATACATCGTCCAGATAGACAACTTCCATGTGGCAGACTTCATCTTCTACTGGAACTATTACGAACAGCCGTGCTCCCTGCTCCTGCAGAAACCCAAGACGGAAGGTCTGACTGCCATCCGTCTGGTAGTGGACAGCGACGAAGCGGCCAGCTTCCTGCTCAGGGCAAAGGAGAAGACGGGGTGCAGGCTGTATCAGGTGGATTAATTAACCTTTAAATATGAGAAGCCAAAACAACATTAGCAGTTTTATCTCCGGTCCTTGAGGCCAAGCCAAGAAAGGACTACATCAATCACTTCCGGCAGGCGAAACCGATGGAAGGTGAATACTTCACCACCTTCGCCAGGGAAGTACTTGAAAAGAGAAGCAGACGCAAGTCTGAACACTATGCAGCGGTCTATGACGCAATTATAAAGCATATAGATGCTTTTTCCGAAGAATTTGACTGCGATATATTCACCAATTCCGTTACGGGTGAATTCCTGGATGATTTCATCATTTATCTGGAAGACCAGGGACTCAGGCATAACACAATAGTAGGATATATCCAGAAGATTCAGACGCTTGTCCGTCGGGCATCACAATACAACTATGCAGTAGATAACACCTATGATGAGATTGATTTGAAGTGCGAGCCTACCAATGCCGTGTTTCTGTCAATGAATGAAATCGCAAGGATATACTACTACAAGTTTGAGAAGCAGGATAAGCGGAAAGCGAAGGAAAGGATTAGGGATTTGTTTGTGCTTGGCTGTCTTACCGCTTTGCGTTACTCTGATTACTCCACCTTAACGAAAGACAATTTCCAGGGTGACTATTTAGTGAAGCGGACAAAGAAGACGAATGTTGATGTCAAGATACCGATGCACGACTACGTGAAAGAAATCTATGCTAAGTATGGCGGTGTTATTCCTTGCAAACTTTGCATTCAGTATGTCAACAAATACTTGAAGGTGATAATGAAAGAGATCGGCTTGAATGACCTTGTTACTTATTCATTTACCAAAGGCGGTAAACTGATAACGGTTACCCGTCAGAAGTGGGAATTAATCAGTAGTCATACTGCAAGAAGGTCGGCAGCCACCAACATGTATCTAACCGGCAGAATGACGACACTGGAAATCATGCGGCTGACCGGGCATCGTACTGAACAAAACTTCTTCCGATACATCCGTCTGACAAATGACGACACGGCAAGAAGTATCTCAGGAGATATGTTTTTTAGGAAGTAATAAACCGAGCCTCCCCTTCGGATTTGGGGAGGCTCATAACACTTCTATGTGACGATTCTTACAAAGCGAACGGACTTCTTCAATAGTATCTTTGGAAATGTCACCTACGGGCCAATATGTAATGCAACATTTGACAACATTCGTTTCGTGGCTTATAAAGAATCAATTGCTTTTGGGTTCACCCTTACCGGAAGCGACGATCTTGAACCCGGTGCGGCTTCTAATATGGAAAGAATTCAAATGATGAAAGACCTTCACGATCTTGGCTTCAAAACTTGGGCGAGCATTGAACCCGTGATTGATATTCCCCAAAGTCTTGCAATGATGAATTTGACGAATGGTATATGCGACTTATATAAAGTTGGCCTATTGTCCGGCAAACGTTATCCTAAACAAGACCTTGAATGTTTCGTCGAAATGACAACACTAATGTTTCCGTTTAGCCGATTTTACTTCAAAGACACATTGTTGAAACAGGCCGGGATCAACCGGGAAGATTTACCCGGCAATTGTGTTTCTTCTAACTACAATCTTTTCAAAATTTAAAAGCAAAATAAAATGTCAAAAATTGGGCTGATCGACGTTGACGGACATAACTTTCCCAATCTTGCATTGATGAAACTATCTTCATGGCATAAAAGGGAAGGTGATTCGGTTGAATGGTATTCCGGGATTGAACACTATGATCGTGTTTACATGAGTAAAGTTTTTGCTTTCACGCCCGACGATCTACGTGTCATTCAAGCGGATGAAGTTGTTAAAGGTGGGTCCGGTTACAAAATGTATGATCAGACTTTGCCAAATGAAGTTGAGCACATTTGCCCGGATTATTCACTTTATCCAATGTATAATGATGCCTACGGGTTCTTAACAAGGGGATGCGTCAATCAATGTAGTTTTTGTATTGTGCCCCGAAAGGAAGGTTTTATTCGGAAACATGCCGACATTACCGAGTTTTTAAGCGGGCGCCAATCGGCTACACTAATGGATAACAATGTAATTGCGTCGGATTGGGGATTGAATCAAATCGAAAAGATCATTTCTTTAAATGTGAAAGTTGATTTTAACCAAGGTCTTGATTGCCGTATTATTGCAAAAGATAAGAATATCGCTCACCTACTTTCGCATGTCAAATGGAAACGATTTTTGCGAATGGCTTATGATAATTCAGCAATAACCGATGAAGTCACAACCGCAATCGCATATTTGAAAGAAGCCGGAATCCCAAGTTATAAACTTTTCTTTTATATGCTTGTAAAAGACGGACAAATCGAAGATGCTGAAAAACGGGCTTTATACCTTGATTCATTGGGTTGTATTCCTTTTGCGATGCCTTACAGAAACTTAGACAGTAACCAACCGCCAACTAACGATCAAAAACATTTCGCCCGGTGGGTAAATAAAAGGCCAATTTTTAAAAGTTGTATGTTTGAAAATTTTAAAGATTAACATTATGACAGCAGAAGATTTAATCAAAAACAATTCACTTACTGATATAGAAGTAACAGGAAATCAAACCGTTGTATTTTCTGAAATCCCACTACCGGCCGTAAATATGGCACGTGAAGAAGTGAAATGTACATGGGAAAAAGCTACGGCGGCATTTGTCAAAGATGCGGAAGAAAAGAAGATACAAAAAGCTATTAAAGCCCATATAGAAACATGTCCTTGTATTTGCATGGTTAAAGAGACAGGGAAAGACGGAAGATGTCTAAAATGTTGGCATACAACAACGTTTATTGACGAACTGAATAAATAACATTCAACATAAATTAGTAATGAACTATAAATTAGAAAGCTGGCCGACGTTTAAAAAACGTGAGATTCCTAAACTATACTCTGTTAATGACGGGGTGAAAGGATGGGCTAAAGAAATCATACAGCCTACCATGCGAAAATTAGGATGGTGCTATACTTATGTCGCTGACTATGGAATAATCAAACCCAAAGAATGGGCAAAAAAAGAAGTTGCAGATTTATTACAACTTAAAGACGTAGATAAATCTCACTTTGTCTATTCATTTAGTAAAGGGAAAAATGGCTATATGGATGTAGTTCAGGTATTTTATAAACCTATTAAATAACTCAAACAAAAGAAGAAATGAAAGCAATAACAATAAAGCAACCGTGGGCTTCTTTGATAGTCCACGGTATCAAGGATATTGAGAACCGGAGTTGGCGAACAAATTTCCGTGGACGTGTCCTTATTCATACTTCCGGTTCCCATGGTAGAAAGTTTAGCGTTGACCTGACTGATGCGCAGACAAAGGCAGCATTTGCTACAATAGCTAAAGAAACCATGTTTGGGAATATGCCTTTCGGGTCTATCATCGGTAGTGTGGAGATTGTAGACTGTGTGCAGAACCATACATCTGTTTGGGCGGATAAAGGTGTGTATAATTGGGTATTGGCTAATCCTATATTATTCCCTAAACCAATACCGGCTAAAGGTAAGCTATCTCTTTGGGAATATGATAGGATTTTGGAATCTGTGTCAGATGGCGACCACAAGATTTGTATGTGTCGTATATGTGTTGATGAAAAAGTTCAAGTGATGAGTATGGGGACGTATTTCGTATGTAAATATTGCGGTGGACGTTGGTACAAGTAAATTTAAAATAAAGATAAATAAGAATAAAAAAGAGAGCCGCTGCACAATTGCAGCGGCTCTCTTTTTATCGTCTTCCCGGCATCAGGAAAACGATTTCATTCCCCCGGCTCCCCCAGGCAATCAATCACCGCCTCATGTTGCAGCGGCGTCAGCGCCCTTTGCCGGGGTTTATAATAAAGTTCTTCCAAGCGTCTGGTCAGTTCCGTATTCAGCGCAATCCAACGGTGCAACTGGCTCACCGCGCTTCGCGGTGTACTGTCCGGAAAGTATTGCTGTGCCAGGTCGCTCAGGTAGATGCTGCCTGCGTGTTTCTTCTCTTCATTCATTGTGCGTTTTCCTTTCTTCTTTTAATGGTCAAAAAATTACCCGGTAGTAATTTTATAACTACTACCGGGTGGTTCATTCACTACTACTGGGTAGATGGCTGACTACCTATAGGTAGTTTTTAGCCCAGCGGGTCTTCTTCCAGACCTCCCTCTCCGCTGCCCGAACCACCATTGTCGTCCGGATCGGCAGGCAACGGCGCTTCGCCTTTCTTGGCGACGCGTTTAAACGTCAGCCCGCCATCGCCCGCACGGGTGGCCGCCTTGATGGGCTTGCCCGGTCGGAACTGGATGGTGGCACCGGTGATATTGGAGGCGGTAAAGCCTTTCACCGTTTCGGCTCCTTCGCTACATAGCTGTATCTGGAAACTGCCGAAAGTTTCCAGACGGACAATCTTGCCCGCCGCCAGATTTTTGTTCACCTGTTTAATCAGGGCGCGGATGGCATTCAGCACATCGCCGTCCGTCAATGAAGTGGCATAGGAGATTTCTTCCGCCATTTCGTCCATGGTGACTTCGCCACTGGCTTGCGCCTTGGCATAATACTTTTTAGGGGCGGCATCGTTGCCCGGTTTGCTGCTCATAAGAGCCAGGGAATAGTTTACACTCATTAAATTGAAAATTGAGAATTAAAAATTGAGAAATGGGCTGCGCTGTACTTGTCGCGGCTTGATTCCCGTTAACTGCGTCGTTTCGCGAAAAAGACGGGGCAAAGGTGGTGTAAACTCGTTATCCGCTGTGGTAGTACACGCTTTTTGATGCTATTTGTTGCATTAATATGTTATTACGATTACTTTTGTATTAGGGTAATCAATCAGTTTTCGGGGTATGAAGAAGAATCGGAGAAAAATAATAGGGTGCAGTTACGTTTTCCGGGTAGAAGATATCGTGCGCATTTACGATGAACATGCGCGCAGCGGTCTCAGTAACCGCGAGATTCTACGCCGCTACATCTGGCCGAAATACCACATCTGCGAAAAGACTTTCTACAATATCATCAACGCCAGTGCCGACCCGCGCATCATCCGCAAGCAGGAAGAGATGCGGGCGCAACTCACACTTTTTTGACGTTATCCATTACCATACATGTATAGTCGCTGATATCTTCTACAAGCTCTTCATGGTTGTGGTTGGTGCTGTTGCCTGTGCGGCGGAACATGTTGAATTCCGTCCGTCCGTCACTACCCATGATATTGAAGAGATGGTGGTCTATGCGGTCCAGCAGGTCGAAGCGGTCGAGGCTTTGCTGTTGGAATTGGCTACCGTCGCGGGTGCTTCCGTCCCAGTGAGTGATGATGTGCAGGCGGATGGTGGCATCGGTGCGCTGTGCACCGGCACCCAGCGTGTTCCACTTTATGGGCATGAATTCAATGAACACGGCAGGCGTGTCGAACACTTCTTCTTGTTCGATGAATTCCACTTGTTCGTTCCAGAGGTCGAACGTTTTGATGACGGGTTCTCCCGCTTTGTCTGTGAGTTGTTTCAGCCGGTCAATGAGGCTGAGATAAAGAAAACGTCTCATGTTATGCAGATTAAGAATTAATGATTAAAAGACTGTCTGGCGATTGGCATCCGCTATTTCATGGATGATGCGTTCTACTTCGGGATGCATGCCGATGAACTGGCGCTTAGGGATGACAATTTTGCTGCCTACCTTTTTCAGTGCCATGATTTTGCAGAATTTGGCTTCTTCGGTCAGTTCCCGGTTCTTCCGGTTATCGCGTAATTCTCCATTCTTTTTGCGTTGCAGCTTATCAGTGAACTTCGGTTTGTCCGGGCGGCTACGCTTGCTGCCCATGATGAGCATGTAGCGGTACCAGAAGTATTTCTTCATCTTCCGGGTGACGGTAATGGTACCGCCTTCATTATGTATGGCGGCATAAGGCACGCTGCTGGTGAAGACGACGCTGGCGTGGTCGGTGACGGACACCCCGTCTTTGATGCTGCGACGCAAGGTTCCTTCCCGGGCCAGCAGGCCACGGCTTTCATCATCGTTGAACTTCCGGCGCGCCCAGCCCGGGGCATCGTTGAAGAATGCTTCCCGCTCGAAGTTCCGGTCGAACTCATCGCCCAGCTCCACGCTGATATCCTTCAGCGTGAGCCTGATGAAACGCTTCACCTTTTGTTCCAGTTCCCTGGTTATATTTGATTTTTGGGCCATAATGCTTGTTAATTAAAGAATTAAACGTATCTTTGTGTCATGAAGGGAGTAATTTAGAAATGTGGCCTCGGATTGCAGTTCCGAGGATGCTATTTCCAAATTACTCTCTTTTGTTTTTCAGGTACTTCAGGATGTCTTCACTATCCGAAATGCTGTGCAATTTGACTGAACCGTCAATCAACTCCCTTACAATAATCCAGCTCTTTTCTTCGTGCAGCGTTGTTTCAAACAGATGCATTGTGATGTCCGGGTCATGTTTGTCCGGTCCTGAACCCAAGTAAGGTGCTTTGGCTATAACCTTTTCTATGTCCAGCAGCATCCTGTTCTTTTCGGAAAACCATTTGTGAGGCTGGTTGAGCCATTCTTTTATGTTGGTACCGCTGATGCTGATATCTTTGCCAAACTGTTCATTCTTCAGCGTACGTTCTTTCAGGAACTGTGCCTTTTCTTTAATCTCCGCCCTTTGTCTTTTCAGCTCCTCCTTCCGCTTCTTCATCTCCCTGATTACCTTACAGGCGGCACATAGCTCGTTATTCGGTTGCTTCACCAGCTTCATCGGCTGCAATTCGCAGTTATTGCACTTACTGATGGTATAGGTATTGTATGCTGGGAAGCAAGCCATCTGTTTGCCGGGATTGAAACGCATCATTTCCTGATGCTTTCCCGCCGTTGCCTGGCTTCCTGCCAGCATAGCCTGCGCTTCGTTGCTTTCGGGATACTTGCCACGACGAACACGAGCTACGGTACAGCGACAGTTCCAGCCGTTAGGTGGGAAATAACTGTCCCAAAACTTGGAAGTGATGGGTAGCGTGATGTTGTGCATCAGGCGGTGGCTTTCGCGCACCCTTTTGTCGCCCACGGTTCGGTATTGCAGCAGATAGCGGTCACGGTCTTCATCCTCCCACCAGCCCTGCCACCTGGCGGCCATATCGGCTGATGACATGGCAAAGTTATATTCTGCCTTCAAATACCACTTGTTATAGTTTTCGTTTACCTTTTGAACGTCATTTAAAAAGCTTTCAAAAGGTTTCCGATTGCCATCCTTATCCAGCAGCGAGGGTAATGCCTCATTCAGTTCGTGGAAGGTCTTCAAGCCGGAGAAAACGTAATTCGATTCCTTCAGACGTTGCACGCTGATGTCGTCCAGCGGACGTTGGCGGATGGAATAGTCTACTGCGTCATCCAGCACCGCAGCGTGTGTACGGACGAATTGTTGTACTTCTTCATCCTTCAGCATCTCCGGGGTGAATTCCGGCTGGCGGTGCAGCCATCTCATAAGCAGGACAAAAGCAGCTTCCACGTTGGCAGTGTCCACGTCCGATTCTTCACCCGCTTCTATTTTGTCCAGTTGCATTTCGCTTCCGAAATAAGACAGGCATGCCCGTTTGTGCAGCCCTTCATAGTCCGAAGGGCTTAGTCGAAAAAAGGTTTAACGAGTTTCTGTTTTCCGTTCTTGTCCTTCTTGCTATTCTTGTCTTCATCATCATCGCTGACCGGAACCACAACAGGCGCCGCCTCTCTCTTCCCAATGATAGGCACATTGTATTTGTCAATGAAATACTGCGGGTCCACCTCATAGTTCTCCAACAAAAGGCGCTCGTATGCTACCTGCTGTTCCGGTGTGAAGTCTATCCCTTCGTACCAGTCGAAGCGGTATCCCTGCAACGGGAAACCGTGCTTTATCATTTTCGGAATGAGTTGGAAGTTAATAATGTCACGCAGATTATCGGCATCCTTGCTGATCAGGTTCTTCAGTACTTCCAGGTGCACCTCGCTTTGCGAAAGCGATGATCCGTTCTCCGTGGTCATGGTCTCGGTGAGTACACCTTTGGAAAGCTCGGAATTGGCACGGTCTATACGTTTGTCGAATACGTTGTAGGCATCGCCACGGGTGGATTCTTTGATTTCTATATCCGTTCCTTCGGGGAAGAGTGCCCAGCCTGCCGCACCCATGCTGCCCAACATCTTTTCAATACGGCTCTGTTCCTTGGCATCGCGGCTAGTGGTTTTCCCCACACGGAAGGGGATGCCGAAAATCTCGGAGAACATATCCCAGAAGCTACAGACATTCTTCTTCGGTATGGTATGCTGGGCGCACTTCAGATACAGGCCCAAGCCATTGGGTTCACCTACTTCTATGACCCAGTCCGCCATTGGCGAATTGCGGTAGTCGTAACCGTTCTGCCACCTTTCCTGCTGGTTCACCACCAGCACGCCGTATTCGGGGATGACATGGCGGCGGGGAACCAACTTCACATTGCTGAACGCGGGTACGCCGTCCACTACGATGATATCGCCCAATTGGATAAGCGAGTGCCCCCAATAGATGCTGTCCAGAGCGAAATCCATGAAGGCCTTGAACCAGGGCGACTCGAAGACGGCCGTCAGGTCAGGATTCTCGTCGCCTTTCCTGTCCACGATGCGGAAACTTTTGTTCAACACGTAGCCTTTGCGCTGCCCCACGCAGCCGGTGAGGTGCATGTCCACTTCCACGTCGCCATATACGTCGTATAACGGCACACGGTTGGGATAATCCACGTTGATGGCATATTGCCAGGCGTTGCGCCAGGTGCGCAGGTCTTTCTTGGTCAGCGCTTCGGTCTGCAGTTGCAGGTTGACGGAAAGCTGTGTCACCCGTTTCAGTTCAGCCGGGTTGTCCAGATTCACACGTCCCACTTTTACGGGTTTTTGTTTTTTATTCTTAGTCGACATAATGTTACCAGATATAATCGTTTTTAGGTGCCGATCCGTAGCGGACCGGATTGTGATAGTCTTCTTCACCACGCGGACCGGTGACGGTAGGGATATCAGGTGTTACGTCCCCTGCCTGTATATCTTTCAGGTACTTCAAGGCTTGTTCGTAACGTTTTTCCCGTATTTCGTAGCCCATCTTCTGGGGCAGGGAGCAACACATGTGATAGAGTGCGATATCGGTGACACATCCCACCAGTTCCGCATCTCTCCGATCGCCTTCAAGAGCGAAGACTGCTTCTACGTCGTATCGTCCACGCAAGGCACCGGCCACGCGGGATATGGCACGTTCTTCCGCTTTCAAGCGATTGTCCGGGGAACTTTGTTGCATGATTTTCAGTGCATCGGCTCCTATCTGTATGTAATCTTCTTCTGTGATGAACATGGCGTTGATTAATTAAAAATTAACAATTAAAAATTAAAGCTGTGCGGATGGGCGGTAGCGTCTCACCATGCTTGCGAGGGCGGTTGCCGCACTCCCATGCGAGGGACAAAACTTTCTTCGCGTACCTGCTTTTGCAGTTTGTAGATGGCACCTTCGTCGGCATCCGGTCCGTCATCGTGGGCGCGGCTTCCTTTCTCAAAGGCGAGGGTCTGTTCGATGCCGGTCTTCATGTCGTTGTCGGTCTTCAACTTCTCATTGTACCACACGAAACCACGCTCCCACAGCGGGCTGATGGCTTCGATGCGGGCGAACTTGTCCGGCTTCTTGCGCTTGTCGGCGGTGACGGGTACTTGGTAGCCCCGCAGGTTTCCTTCACGCTCGAACTCGTCCAGTATGGTATCCTGCATGAAGTTGGCTTCCATATAGATGGTGACGGCGGCATCTTCGGGCAACGACTCCCAGAGATCGTATACCCAACGCACCATTTCGCCCACGCTGCACTGGCGCACGAAGGCACGCAGACAATGCAGTTCCGAACGTTTGGCGGTTTTCAGTCCGGAGCGCGGACGCCCCCAGAGCTTGGCGGCCTTGTAGTCGTTCTTGCTGCTGTCCTTGAACGAGGGGTCGATGTAGAGCACAAGGCTTTCATAATAGCAGGGTTTCAGCATCCGGCGCCATTGTATCCAGCGTTCCTGGAAGACGGCGCCTTCGGTGATGGGGTTGTGCATATATTCTTTCTGGAAGCTGCGGTAGCCCATGAACTTTTCGCGGCTGCGTAACAGTTCGATGGTGTAGCATTCCGGCCAGGCAGGCGTGCCGTCCTTGGTGATGGCATAGACCGTGCTGGTATAAACGGTGTCGCTGTCGATAATCTGCTGGAGCACGCTGTTCTTGCTGATGAGGTTGCCCACCATGATGAACCGGCCTTCCTTACCGCCGAAGCAACCGAACAAGGCTTCCTTGATCCACTTCGTCATTTCGCGCACACGGGCTTCGCTGCGGCACATTTCATCATCATCCAGGTCATCCACGATGATGTAGTCCGGACGCATGTCCCGGAATCGCAATCCACGGGGCGACTGTCCACGCCCACGGCTGAAGAAAGCGCACTGATCCTTGGTGACGAACTCGCCTTCCTGCCAGCATCCGGCATTGTATTGCTCGCCAAAATCCTCGATGATGTACTGGTTGAACTGTAGTTCCGCCTGGAGGTCACCCAGCAAGGCGTCGGCATTGTCTTCGCTCTTGCCTACCAGTACCATGACGTGCAGCATGTTTTTAAACTTCAGCCAAAGCGGTATGCCCACATCCAGATGCACCGACTTGGCGTGCCCGCGCGGCCACTTGAAGACAGCGCGCATTTCCGGGTGCTTCTCAATATAACGGGCGGCATCGTTGTGGAACCTGGCATTCTTGCACTGGCAATAGTGGCTGAGGTATCTCTGGCAGAAATACTCATAATCCTTCAGGGCGCGGGCGATGTTCTTCTTCCGTTCCGCTTCCGTCTCCGGTTTGCGCTTCGAGGTGATGCGCAGCAACCGGTTGCAATGCTCTTCCCACCGTTTGTGAGCTTCCTTTTTCTCGTCCGCTGTCATTTCTGCTTGAATTTGATATTCATGAAGTCGCTGTGCAGTTGGTTGATGAGCATGATAAGTTTGTCATCTATTTCCGGATATTCCTCACGATGGGTCACCAGCCAGTTCTCGAACTCAATGATAGTATCCACCTTGTTCACGATGTTGGTGTTCCGGTTGATTTCCTTGATACCCTTTGCCGCCTTTATCAGGGAATCGGTCATACGGCTGATACTCTTTTCATCGGCATCCGTATTCTCGATAGCTTCGCCCAGTTTGCAGAGGGTCATGGATGTGATGGACTCCTTGCTCATTTCACGTGCAGCCCGCTCTTCTTTCCAGTTCTCCTGGTTCACCCAGCGGCTGACGGACTGCCTGGTCACGCCGGTAAGTTCCACAATCTGCATGATGGGCGTACCTTTCATGTAGAGGTGCTTGGCCACCGCCTTCTGTTTGCTCATGTCTTTTGCCATACCTTCTAACTGCTTGATTATAGCGGCAAAGTTGCGAAGCCTACGGCAGGCATCGAAAAAACGGCGGAGTGGTTGCAAGGTATTGCGGACAGGCTGCACGCTTCATCGCAACCGTTGCACACTTTTTTGTGCGGTTGTGTGCGTAGCCGTAAGTTTGCGCCAAAATGAGACGCAAATCATGGGAAAAAGAATCAGGATATCAAGTGAAAGTTTAAACTGCTTCGGCACGTGGGTGAAGACCGACGGCATCGATTACGGGCAATACCGGCAAAACCCCTTGCTGCTGTGGATGCACCGTCGCGGAGAAATCATAGGTTGCATCAATGATTTCCGGGTAGAGGGAAAGGATGTGACCGGGGAGCCTTACTTCGACGAGGTGCGGGATGAATCAAAAATCTTGAAACAACAGTTTGACAAGGGCACGCTGAAAATGTGCAGCCCCTTCTTTGAAGTAATAGAGACGAGCGACGCTCCCGAACTCCTGAAGCCGGGACAAACCCGTCCTACGGTGACCAAATGCAAGCTCCTTGAAGTAAGCATGGTGGATATGGGCGGCAATGACGACAATATCGTGCAACTCAGTTATCGGGGCAACGAACTGAAGCTGGCGGCAGGTGAAGACTGCCCGTCCCTTCCTTTACTGAAAACTAACGGCGGAGAAGCTCCGCAAAACAATAATTCTAAAACAGAAGAGACTATGAATGTAGATTTCAAAGCTATCGCCCTGAAGCTGGGCCTGCCGGAGACGGCAACGGAAGCGGAGATTCTTGCCAAGGTTGGCATCTTGCTGGGATATCAGACCGCCAATACGGAACTGCGCACACAGTTGGATGCCATGAAATTGGCAGGTGTCACTCAGATGGTGGATGACGCCATCAAGGCCGGAAAGTTCAATGCCGACAAGAAGGATCACTTCATTAACCTGGGCAAGACAGTAGGTGCCGAAAGCCTGAAACTGACGCTGGACAGCATGGCGGCTGTGACCAAGCCGATGCAACTGATCAATCCCGGCGGCGGCGCAACGGGCGGCGGCATGGCAACCGGGCAATGGAACAAGCTCAGCGAGGTACCCGAAGGGCAGCTGAAGCTGATGCGTGAGAACGAACCGGACAAATACCGTGCGCTGTACAAGGCGGAATACGGCATTGAATGTCCGAAATTCAATTAATAATTAACAATTAAAAATCAAATCGAATGAATTCTATCTTGAAATTTGTTTGCGGCACGCTGTTCAACGTCCTGATGGGTGTGGTTCTGGCGTCATTGGTAGGGGTAACCCCTGCAATAGGTGCAGTGGCGGGCGCGGTTGTCCCGGCAGTGCTTGGAAACTTTATGCCCGCAGGTGCAGCCTTCGAGGGTGTATATACGGAAGTGTGGACCGGAGAATTGATAAAGCGCTTAAATGCCGGACTGAAGGCGGACTGGCTGAACGGTATTCCGGATTATTCCGCAAAGGTGGACAATGAAGTGATTCACTTGGTGGACGTGGGCGGTGATCCGGACGTGCTGGTAAACAATACGACCTATCCCATACCCACACAGGACTTGACGGAAAGTGACGTGCCGGTAGGCCTGGACAAGTTCCAGACGAAAGCCACCCGCGTGACGGACGACCAGCTATACGCCTTGTCTTTCGACAAGTATTCCGCTGACGTGGAACGTCATGGCAATGCCATTCTGACGGTGAAGTACAAGAAAGCCGCCCACGCCCTGGCTCCCTACAGCCATACGGACAAGACTCCGGTTATCGCAACCAGCGGTGCGGCCGACGAATCGGGACGCAAGAAACTGACCGTAAAGGACATCATAGCCCTGAAGCGTGCCTACGACAACATGGAGGTGCCCGAAGACGGCCGTGTGCTCGTTCTTTGCCCCGACCATGTGAACGACCTGTTGGAAGCCGACCAGAGCTTCAAGGACAAGTACTACAACTATACCTCCGGGAAATTGCTGAACATGTTCGGCTTCGAGGTGTACACGTACGTGAATTGCCCGTACTACACGAAAGCGGGTGTGAAGGTGCCATATAATGCCACTCCGGCGGCTACCGACCTGAAAGGTTCTTTCTCTTTCTACCGTCCGCGCATGTTCAAGGCGCAGGGAAGCACGAAGATGTATTACAGCGAGGCGCGCACCAACCCGACCACGCAGGAAAGTCTGGTGAACTTCCGCCACTACTACATCGTGCTGCCTAAGAAGCTGGAAGCATTCGGCGCCATCTATAGCTGGGACGGTGCAACGGCACAGAGCAAGGACCAGGCTGTTCCGGCAGAAAAGCGTTGGGCGCAGGTTCGCCGTGAAGCTGCCGCAGCTGCTGCGTCTGCCGCATCTGAGAATCCGGTACCGGAAGACCCGAACTCTGAACTGGAACCGTGATGGGCGCGCGAGGACTGAGAAACAACAACCCGCTGAACATCCGTCTCTCCGCCACGCGTTGGCGGGGAGAGGTTTACCCCTCATGGGACAAGTCATTCTGCCAGTTTGAAAGCATGGCTTACGGATACCGGGCGGGCTTGAAGCTGTTGCAGAACTATCGGAAATTGAACGGCTGCCGCACGATAGCCGACTTCATCAACCGGTGGGCGCCGCCTGTGGAGAACAATACATCCGGCTATATCAACCGTGTGTGTCGGGAAATGCAGGTACCTTCCAGCTACGTGCCCGATGTGAACAACCGGGCAACGATGTGCGCTTTCGCCGCCGCGATGTCGCAGGTGGAGAACGGGGTGCCGGCGGTGATGGCGGACGTGCTGGCCGGTTGGAACTTACTCTAAAAATGAATTAGCCATGACAACGGAACTGATAACACAGATTCTCCAGTGGCTCATACCCAGTGGCTTTATCGGTTCTTTTTGGGTGTGGCTCAGGCATAAGGAGAACAGGAAGGTGCTCGCCGCCAAAGAGCGCAATGATACCTATAAGGAGATGTATGACAATTTATCGGGAACTTTAATAGACCTGCAAAATGAGAATATCAAACTATACAAGGCGGTGCGCGAACTTAACCGTACTATACAGAGGGCTTCTACTTGCAAGCATTATGCTGATTGCCCTATCCGCAGCGAGTTGCAAAAGTCCGGGACAATTGACACGGACCGTCAGCGGCACAGACAGTCTGCAAAGCAGAAGAGGATTCGCGCTCCTACAGGAACCGGTACCGCCCAGCATGGCGAAGACCGTATTTCCGACAGAGATACTGAATACTATACCGATAGGGACGGGCTTCAGTAAGCGCAGCGGGCAGGCCATGGTGGACGTTACCCGTATATCGGGCGACAGCATTGAAGTGACCGCCACCTGCGACAGCCTGGCACGGCAGGTGATCCTGCTGACGGAAGAGCTGGTACGGATCAGGAATGAAACTTCGGAAGAGGTGAAGGAACTGCCGCCTGAAGTGGTACGCGAGCCTACCGGCTGGCAGTGGTTTCAAATATGGACAGGACGGACAGCCGTCATCGTTCTTGTTCTGATACTGATTAAACGACGGTTAAACGGAACTAAAAAATAGAGAATTTATGAATGCGATATATGGATTAAACCAGGTGAAATTCGACGGGAAGGTAATCGGATGGATAGATGAACAGGGCCTCCAACCGGCAGGCACAGCCCCTACACAGGTGGATGTCTATGCCGCCCAGGTGAAGGACGGCCCCATTGCCACCATTACCAGTAATCCCGGTAAGAAAGCGTTTACCTGTAACCTGATAGACCTGTCTACGGAAAATCTGGTGAATACAATCGGAGGTACCAAAGATGCCAATGGCAACTGGGAGCCGCCCGAAAAATGGGAAAAGACGGCCCCGATGGATATCAGCTGCGACAGCGGTGAAACCATCCGTTTCTTCAACGCGAAAGTGACAGGCAATGATTTTGCCAATGGCATCAACTCGCAGGGAGTGCTGGCACTGGGACTGAACATAGAGTTGCTGAAAGATGACAAGGGGAAAAGCCTGAAGATATTCGCCAAAGGCATTGATCCCGAAACAGGCGCTCCGGCAGTGAATCCTGAAGGCTGATACCCATGACGGACTTTAACATCGAACTCTTAGCGGCAAAGGTATTGGCGGACAACGGCATCTCTTTGCCGCTTCGTCTTCCCGGCGGCAGGCATATGCGCTGGGTGATGCGGGTGCCGAATATGGAAAGCCGCGTGCGCATATCGAAGATGTACCTGAGGATGGGCGTGAAATACACGGACCTGGAGAAATACACCTTCGAGCAGAAACTGGATTTCATGCGTAAGCATACGAAGACGGTGAGCCGCATGGTGGCTTACGGCATTGTCCGCGGCTGGTTGCTGGGCCGGTTATTGAACCGTCCGGTGGCGTGGATGCTGAGGAACTGCATGCATCCGGCGGCACTGGAAGAGGCCTGGATGCTCGCCATCGGCACCATGAACACTGTCCCTTTCGGAAATATTATCAGATTGGCCCAGGTGATGAACCTGATGTCGCCAAACCTGAGCCACGGAAAAAGGTAGAACGGGAGTTAAAGGGGTACACGGAACCCGCACATAGCCCGTTCGGACTGATAGGACAGATAGCCCGTGACACGGGCTGGAGCTTGAAATACATCATGCGTGGCGTTAATTATCCGACGCTAATGCTGATGTGGCAGGATTATCCCCGGCATGTGGACGGACGGAAGAAAACGACGCTGGAGTACCTGCGTGAACTGGAGGCGGAAGAGAACAGGAAGCCCGCTTCGGGAGACAATGATCCGCTAAGTTATTTACGAAAATTAGAAGAAGAGGAAGGCTGAGATGGAACCCATAAGACTTGAAATATTCCTGGATGACAGGACCCGCGCAGGTATGCAGTCGGCAGAACGCAATATCACCGGACTGGAGACGCAGATGCAGGAAGTGATCAATATCCTAAAAAAGGAATTGACCGGCTTGCAGTCCGCATTCAAGGATGCGTTGTCTACGGGCGTTTCCTCACCTTCCGACCTGGCGGACATACAGGCGCTGAAAGGCAAGATCGTGGAACTGGAGGAAGAACTGAAACGCCTGAAGAAGCAGGCGGAAGTTCCGGTGAAGCCGGATATAGACCTGTCGGGTTACATTACGGATGAGATTAGGGGCATGGAGAGTTCCGGAGAGAGGGTGAAGGCCATTATCATCAATATCCAGAAGGATATAGACTCACTGAGACAGAAGTCGCTGGAATCAGCGGCAACGGGTGTTGTCAATCCGGAAGATACGGTAAAAATAAAGGCACTGGAAGCACAGGTGCGTTCGCTGACGGAAACACTGATGAAGTATGAAGTGGCCAAACAGGACAGTAATGACACGCCTATAATGCGGTATGACCCGGCGCCGAAGCTGAACAACGTCAAGATGAGCATGCAACAGATCGCCCGCGAGCTTCCGGCGCTGGCGATGGGGCCGCAGATGTTCTTCCTGGCGATATCCAATAACATTCCGATGTTTACGGATGCGGTGGCATCGGCACGGAAAGAGTATGAGTTGATGACAGCGGCAGGTAAGAAGGCGACACCCATCTGGAAACAGTTGCTGACGTCATTGTTTTCATGGCAGACGGTGATGGCGGCGGCTATTACGCTGACGGTGGTGTATGGAAAGGAGATTGGTAACTGGATAAAAGGACTATTTGGTGGAAAAACAGCTTTGGATGAACTTCGCGAGTCCATGCAAAAGACTTATGAAGTGGAAAAAGAAGCCAACGGAACACTGGTTAAAGCCCGGTTTGAATTGGATCAGGTCATCAAGTCTATCAAGAATTTTAAAGGTAGCAAGGATGAAGAGCGTAGGAAGGTTACGGAATTGAATAGCACTTATGGTGAGGCATTCGGTTATTATCAGACGCTGAGCGAATGGTATGATACACTTATGCAAAAGAGTTCCGATTATATACAGGTTCTTGTGTTGGAACAAAAAGCAAGGAAGTGGATTGATCAAGCTGTAGAGGAAGGGGACAAAGGCGACAAAATAAAATCTGAAGGTATAGAAACAAATCGCCCTTGGTTTGGAAAGGGAGGAAAAATTTCCAAGTTCTTCGGCGGTGGTACCACAAATCAGTTTGGCAGTGATCCTGCCGTTGTTGCTTATAACAATAAGCTGAAAGAGGTATATGATGCGGAAGAAGACGCCTTAAAACGTGCAGAAGAGTTTCAGGATGAAGCTAAACGGATTCGGGAAGGAACAAATATAAATACTGTTATCACAGGGTCTGTTGAAGAGTTGGAGAGCAGTATTGCTGAAAAGAGAAAAGCCTTGAAGAAATTGACTAATAAAGTGGGTTATGGTGATGCTATAAAAGTCATTGAAGAAGAGGAAAAGAAACTGGAAGCCATCACAGGGAAAAAAGATAAGGGAGGAACCGGTACCGATAAGAGTGATTACCGGACCGAACTTGCCGACGCCCGCCTCCGTGCCCAACAGAAATTGGAAGCCGCTACCGTCCAGGTGATGCAGGAGGGATACGAAAAGCGTCGTAAACTGGCTAAACTGGAATATCAGGAAGAACTGTCACGCATTGACCGGCAGGAGAAGAAAATGAAGGACAAGCTGGACCATGCCAAGCAAAGCGGTAAAAAGGTGAGCCCGGATGAGTATAAACAAGTTCAGAACGATGCAGGCACCGAACGTGCCGCCGCCCTTCTTATTTATGAAGGTGAACTGGATAAGATCAATAAGGAGGCCACTGAAAAGGAGCGCAAGAAGCTGGAAGAATACGCGAAGCAATTCCAGGGATATATCACCAAACGCACATCCACGGAGAAAAGTTTCGATGACAAGCGCGATGTCTTGCAGAAAGGCGGCGCCTCCGATGAAACCCTCAGCGAACTAGATTATCAGAAGGAAAAGGCCTTGGAGGATATAGACAACGAGTTCGCCGCCCGTGAGGAAGTATTCAAGTCTTGGGCGGCCAATGTGGTAAATCTCAACCTCGAAGAACTGCAACGCCTGCTTGTGGAAGCGGAACGGGAATTGGAGCGGGCGGAATTCCTGAATCCGGATGACAAGGGGCTGGCAACAAAGCGTGCCAAGGTGAGCACCCTGAAGAATACGGTCAGCAGCAAGGTGAATACCCCTGAGCAAAGTAAGGACAACAAGAAAAGTATCAAAGAATGGTCCGACCTGAACCGCGTGCTGGGAGATGTGGAAGATTCCTTCAACGATATAGGCGGTTCTGTGGGAGATGTGGCCGGTGATATCATTAAGACTGCCGGTACCATAGTCACATCTACGCTGAGTATCATTGACGGCATAACTACTCTGTCGGAAAATTCGGCGGAAAGCATAGAAGGCACCAGCAAAGTTGCGGCGGAATCCATCTCTACTGTAGAGAAGGCATCCGTCATCCTTGCCATCATATCAGCGGCCCTGAAGGTGGCAACTGCTATTGTAAGCCTTTTTAAACGTACGGACTATATGGAGGAATTCCGCAAGGAAATGGCTAAGTTGAACTATGAACTGGCGCTTGTCAAACTGAACGCGGAGATATCCACTGACAAAAAAAGCATATTCGGTGATGACCTGTGGGGCAACGCTATCAAGAATGTGGACCTTGCCAGGGAAGCGTTGGACAGGTATAATGGCACGCTGGACAAGATAAAGAACCGCAAGATATTCACAGGATTTGCGGGAGCGACGGTGGAGGCCATGGGACTGAAGAATACATATAAGTCTTTGGGCGATTCCATCGCAAACATGCAGGTGAAAGTACAGCATAAGACCTGGTTCCGTTCCGCAAAATACAAGTCTTTGAAGGATGCCGTACCTGAATTATTCAATGCGGACGGTACCGTCAATCAGGACGCGTTGGAAAAGTTTATAGGGTCGGATACCTTCGGCAAGTTAAGTGCGGAGAACCAGCAGTACCTGCAGGAAATGTCGGACTACTGGAAAGCATACCAGGAAGCCGTAGAAAAGGTAAATGATTATCTGACGGACATCTTCGGGGACCTTGGAGGCACTCTGACCGATACGCTTGTGGATTCATGGGCAAATGGTAAGGATGCCGCCACAGCCTATTACGAGAGTGTATCGGAAATGCTGGAGAGTCTTGGCAAACAAATGATCTATTCCACATTGTTCGGTGACATCTTTGAAAAGGCCCAGAAGGAGATGCTGGACGTGACGCAGAATGCCGACCTGTCCGCCGACGAGAAGTTCAAGGAGTATATCAAGCTGCTGGGTAGCATGACGGATGAGGTGCTTGGAAAGCAGGGAGACTTCAATGCATTGTTGGAGG